GTCTGATTCAATTGACTTCTTGTACTTAGCCATTGTGTCGGCCTCAGAAAATATGATATTGTTGGAGAAAATCTTCAAGAAACTCATAATCCTGACAGCTGGACTCATTAGGAAAAGGACAAGAAACTGCGTTGAAAGTATTAGGTATTGGAAAACGTATTCCTTGGTTCGATCATGAACTGATAAGATATTTAGGGAGTCATTCCCAAACATTTTCTCAGCTCGCTGATCAAAACCAACGGATGCGAATTTCGGTACTAAAGTACTAACAAAGTGGTTAGCAAAAATCGTAGGCAAGTTCATTCTAAAGCGGAAGGTTTTTGTAGATGTCTCTATCAGTAACACCCCTGCCCACTCGATAAGCGCAAGTATATTTTTATATGCGCCGGTCGAGCGAGGAGAAGATGGTAGTGTACACTCATATGAAATAGGATGAGCTCCCATGCTCATTCTAACCCATAATTGTGCACTGCATTCGTACAGCATCAGAAATGATGCTAGTGCGAAAGCTGGTAGAAACGGTTGAAGTCTAGACTTTTTGTTAGAACATAACAGAGAGATAGGCTGAAACGACAAATACATTAATTCCCGCTTACCTGAGTACTGTATAGGTAATGCACTAATTACGGCATTGAGTAAAACTCGTGGCGTAGGTAATGCGTAACCTCGATCTAGCATCTTGCGAACGCGAGATGTTATGTCGAATGGGTTGAGGGAGAAATTCCACTCACCCCAATATATAGTATTCAAATGAACGCCACTACGTACGAATCGTTTAGCGAACTCAAACGATCCGTTAGTCGAAGAGAAGCCCTTCGCTGGGTTAATCTTTACTCCGATGAGGTTACAAAAGTAGAAATACCAATCTGCAACAGTTTTCTCGAAATCAGTTCCACAGAACAACACAATATCATCTCCAAGGAGCTGATAACGGAGGTACCATCCGCTCTGTGAAAACAGCGGATTGTCACTTCGGGGTTGTGTCTTAGAAAATGATCGAGAGATTCGGCGAAATAGCTTGACCATCGGATCAGTCAGGGTCATTGTAATTCCCTGAGGAAGCGATGGTTCCCCGTCACCCGGTTTAACCCCAGATAGCGCGAAATACGCGCACATCTGGACCAGAATATGGTGGGTCAGCGTGAATACCGCCCATGAGGAATAAGTTCCCATAGGGTGACCGCATCGATATCGCAGCGTCTTCTCCTTGTGACCTTTCACACGGGGAAGAAGCGTGAAATCGATCGTCCGGATTATACTCGCCCAAATAGTAGCCAATCGGCTTGCTGTTTGAGGGTCAAACCCACACCACGTTGCTAAGATAGCCACTACTGGTATCTGAACAACGAGGGGAAGTCTATCAGTCGCTGACGACAAGTCATACGACCGAAGATCGCTACCTCCAATATCGGATATACGTTTGACGCCACCGTCCTGATCAAAAGTACAATCAGTCGGTATGCGCCTAAGTATAGAAAATATAAGGAGATGGATGGGTTTGAATATAATCTGAACAAAATAGGAAGGTATGGCGACAAGCCGACACTTCCCATTTGCGGTGTAAACACG